TAAAACATGTTGTATATAAACTGGGTGAACACTTTGATAGAAAATCATTCTATGGTCAGTTTGGTGAAGGATCTACCTTCCCTCAAGTAGTGATAGATGGAACCAATCTGGGTGGATGCACTGAAACAGTACAATTTTTAAAGGAGAAAAAATTAGTATAATGAGAGACGATTTTGAAACTGTTTATGATATGATAGAACATGCCCTTGAACTTGCGTTCATGGGTAAGATGCAACTTAAATTCTATGAGTTCTTACAGTATCGCAAGACAACAAAGGTAGAAATAGAAGCTTTCCTTCATAGTTCTACAGCAAAAGAACTTGCCGATGAAATAATAGAACTCGAAGAATACATTAAGGGAGGTTCTGACAATGAACATAAGCAGTTGAGGGAAGCATATCACCACATTCCCAAACCCCAAGCAAGAAAAATAAAGAATTATTTTTCAAAAATTCTTGAAGATGCAGTGAGGTATCATCATGACCGAAGACCAGGAAGAAGAAAAAAGCAATCTAAATAATGACAAACCTCAAATCAATAGAGGTGTAGAATTACTTTTAAGAAATAGGAGGGGAATTAAACCAAAACCAAAAACCTTTCAGATAAAATTCGGAAAGTTAATTGCTCTCTGGAATAGAGAGATAGTTTTTCACTTTGATTTTTATCTGGACATTAGAAAAAAATAACTCTCTGGGAGGAGCACCATGTCAGATATGCTAGTAGTAACCTTGACACTTACAACAATTGTGTCTATTCTTGCATTATTAGTAGGAGGTATGATAGGATGGATGGCAAGACAACACTCTTATGAAACAACTCCTCAAGTAGTTTACTCTCATCCAGAGATGTTTGACTCAAATGGGAATGTTCTTCCCGATGAAATTGTAGCCCTAAGAATTGAAAACAATCATGACATCATCGACACAGACGAAGACGACGACTAAAAGAGGAAGAGGAAGACCTCGTAAAACTGATGGTCCTAAATTACCTGCTGCGTCTAAAGCAAAGAAGAGAACCACTAAACCAGCACCTGCTATTGATTCTTTACCATTGAATCCTTTTGTATTTGAGGTATTAGATCTTGCTTCTCAACAGAAGTCTTCTGCTAAAACAGTAGAAGCACTTAAGCAGTATGAACATGACTGTGTAAAAATGATCATGGTATGGAACTTTGATAGTTCTGTAATCAGTCTCTTACCTGAAGGAGAGGTTCCCTATGGAGAGACACAGAATCAAACAGTATATAAGGGTAGTCTTTCGGAGAACCTTGCTAGAGAGGCAGCAGGAGGTGAATCAGCAACAGGTCAAGATTTAGATGGAAGAGGTAGAACATCTTTAAGAAGAGAATATCAGAACCTATATCATTATGTGAAGGGTGGAAATGATACTCTTACTACAACACGTAGAGAGATGATGTTCATCAATCTTTTACAGGGACTTCATCCTAGAGAAGCAGAAGTAATAGTTCTCACGAAAGATAAAAAACTTGGAGACAAATATAATATTACATTTGATCAGGTAAGAGAAGCTTATCCTGATATAGTATGGGGAGGTCGTTCATGACAACTACGACAGAAAAGAAACCAGAATCTAAAATTCAAGCAGCAGATTATTCATGTGAAATTCTTTTAGAAAAAACCACAGAGGATAAGGCAAGTGATAGATCCTTTCCAACTGATGCTTACCTTGTTAGATATGTTGAAAATGGAACACAGCATTTAGATGTGACACGTTGTTACAAAATGGTGAATATTTTTGACATGTATTACGATAAATATGGCAAGGATTCTATTAAAGCAATAGAATTTGGACATGGTACAACTAAACCCAGTCAGTATGGTTACAAATCCCCTGAAAAAAAGAAGAGGAAAAGAAAACTATGAGTAAAAATAACAATGACAATGAGATGTTGAGAGCTCAAATCAACGATATCATTGAAGGTGAAATTCAAAATGGAATTAATGATTACCTAGAAGAGAAAGATGAGAAAGCAAAAAGCGGAATGGGATTTGTTTCACCAGAGGAAGGATCACAGTTAAATGTGAGAATATCAAAGAATGAAGTAGATAAGATTATGAAAGAGTATAAGAGGATAAAGAGACTGGAGAAATCTAATTTGAATGAAGTGAAGAAGATGGGTTTAGTTGATAAAGATGGGAGACCTTTAGATGGACAAGATTGATACGCAGGGTATGAGTGGTCCTGCTGATCCTAATTACAAAGGGAAAGCACAACCACATAAACCTATGATGATTCATCCTCGTAGGTTATTCACTCCTGAATATGTTAAGGAGATGAAAATTCTTATCAATGAAGTATTAGATGAACGTGAGTATCAACGTAAATTAAGAATGAATTACGATGATCCAACACCACCTGGTACTTCTTACTTTGATACTGAAGAGTTTAAACATCGGATTAACGAACCAGAACCTTCATATCCAAAACCTAATTCCTATTCATATCGTTTAGACGAGTTACAAGAATGAGACTTGGCGTTATGTGTTCTGGCAACGGAACCAACTTCGAGAACATAGTTACAAATCCCATATGTAATACGCATGAAGTTGTGTTGATGATACACAACACTAAACAATGCGGTGCTGCTAAACGGGCAGCAAAATGGGGCATTCCTCATGTGAGAATACCTCATAAAGATGAAGATAGAATGATAGAAATGTTTAGAGCATGGAAAGTGGATCTTATTATCCTTGCAGGATATATGAGAGTGATTAAAAATCCTTCTGCTTTTTCTGCTCCTATTATAAATGTTCATCCTTCTTTACTTCCGAAGTATAAAGGATTACATGCAGTAGAACAAGCTATAGATAGTGGAGATGATATTACGGGTTGTACTGTTCATTACGTGAATGAGGAACTTGATGGGGGTGAAATAATTCTTCAAGGAAAGGTTCCTATTTTACCAAATGATGATATAGTATCCCTAACAAAAGCAATTCAAAGACAAGAGTATTCAATTTTACCTACTGCAATCGAACATGTTAAAACTCAATTATCGAAATAGAATTATAGACATTTGTTGTCGGATCATATCAACTGATGGTGAAGTTGAATTAGATGAAAGAATTTGGATGAATAAATTTTGTGATGAGAATAATGAAGCAAAAGCATTAGTATCTTCTATGTTGTGCCCAGATGTGATGGGTGAGGCAATCTACAAGTAAAGCTTGACTATATAGTATACATGTGTTAATATTAACACAATCGTTCAACCTCATAGGAGGTCGCAAGTAAGCCGACACGGAACGGATCGTTCATCCCCAAGGGGACGCAAATGTTCGACTGAAGGAACGGGGCAAAAATCCCTACTACTTTGGAGAAAACCAATGGCAAAAGTCACTTACCGTGGAGTCGAGTACGACTCTGAAGACTACAACAAGAAAGTGCTTGCTGAAGCAGCAAAGCACAGGAACTTCGATCTAATGTATCGAGGCATCAAGGTGAAGAGCAAGGCAATTCCTTGCAGTTAATATAAAGAGGGGGTTTACATACCCCCTTTTTTAATGTATAATTTTAAAAAAGAGTGTAAGTTATGGCACTACATATGCGTGAGCAAATCTTAAGAGCATTGATAGCACATGCTCAAGGTGATATTGCAAAACACAAAGCAAATGTTGAAGTATATCTAGAAAATCCAGCAGGTGTTGGTGAACATACTGACATTCTAGAATCTATAGAAAAAGAAATAGATATTATCGCAAAATATCAAGATCAGATAGATGTAATTAAGAAGTATTTTATGTCTAGTCAAACTCTATCAGATATAGATAGACGATCTAGTGAAACATGAATAGAGAAAAGTTAAAACTTATTGTAAAGAATCTAAAGTTACTTGTAGATTCTTTAGAGTCTGAAGTATATTCAGATACTGATGCATATAAGTATGAGAACTATACTCAAATGCATCCCCTTCCCACTGATTACGATGAGGTCTTTGATGACGATGACGGATACCCCGATTAAATTAGTTAGTGTAACACCTGATGCTGAAAAGCATATGGCATATGTTGCTCGTGTCAGTAACCCTAACAATCAGGGTAATGATAAGTTCGCTGGTCTTCTTAAGTATTGTATTAAACATGGTCACTGGAGTGTCTTTGAACAAGCATTCATGACTGTAGAGATCAATACTACTAGAGGACTTGCTGCACAGATATTGAGACATAGATCATTTACCTTTCAAGAGTTTAGTCAGAGATATGCTGATACTAATTTACTTGACAGTGTAATTCCTGTTCCTGATCTTCGTAGTCAGGACTTAAAGAACAGACAGAATAGTAATGATGACATACCACAGGAGAAGAAGGAAGAATACCAAGCTCTTATTGCTAGGCATTTTTCTGAAGCAATGGATCTCTACAATGCACTCCTACAAGAGGGAGTTGCAAAGGAGTGTGCGAGATTTGTTCTCCCGTTAGCAACACCTACAAGAATCTATATGACTGGTTCTGTCAGATCATGGGTGCATTACATTGATTTACGTTCTGCACATGGAACACAGAAAGAACATATGGATGTTGTGAAGGGAGTTCGTAAGATCTTTACCGAACAATTTCCTACGGTTGCAGAAGCCCTTGAATGGGCTAAATAACTATCCCTTGTAAACTTTTATGGCTACCTATCCTGTTATTAATAAAGAAACTGGTGAACAAAAAGAAGTGTCTATGAGCGTTCATGATTGGGATCAGTGGAAGACTGACAACCCTGATTGGCAAAGGTATTTCACTCCCGAAAATTCTCCAAGTTTAGGTGTTGAGGTTGGTGAGTGGAGAGATAAACTAGTCAATAAGAATCCTGGATGGGGAGAAGTCCTCAAGAAAGCTGAAAAATCTGGAGGTATCTCTGGACGGTTAGCAAAAAAAGGTTCTTATGAATCTCAAACACAATCTGCCTTTGATGTTGAATAATTATGCCACGTAAAAAGAAATCCGATCAACCTATTGGGGTAGGTTTAAGTATGTCGGCCAAGCAGATGAAAAGAAAGAAACCAATAAATGCTGATATGATGAGGGATATTGAACCCCTCACCCAAAATCAGAAAACTTTATTTGAATCCTATAGTAACAATAAAAATCTTGTTGCTTATGGATGTGCTGGTACAGGTAAGACTTTTATCACACTTTATAATGCATTACAGGAAGTATTAGATCCTACTAGTCCTTATGAAAAAATTTACATCGTAAGGTCACTTGTTGCTACTCGTGAGATTGGATTCTTACCTGGTGATCATGAAGATAAGTCTACTCTTTATCAGATTCCCTACAAGAGTATGGTGAAGTACATGTTTGAGTTACCTACTGAAGCAGACTTCCAAATGCTTTATGGTAATCTTAAAACTCAAGGCACAATTGATTTCTGGAGCACCTCATTCTTAAGAGGAACTACACTTGATAAAGCAATTATTATAGTGGATGAATTCCAGAACTTGAATTATCATGAACTTGATAGTATAATGACAAGGGTAGGAGAGAGTTCCAAGATCATGTTCTGTGGTGATGCAACTCAAACTGACTTACTTAAACAGAATGAACGTAATGGTATCCATGATTTCATGAGAGTCCTTCGTATCATGCCTTCTGTTGACATAGTAGAATTCGGGGTTGAGGACATCGTTCGCTCTGGATTAGTTAAGGAATACATTCTTGCTAAATTGGAACTTAATTTATGACCTTTACTCATTGTAATTTTCTTGGTGATCTTGAATTAGAAAAGAAAGAGACTCCTGGCTGCCGACTGTACCATCTACCTGATGGTCAGTGGGTTCCTTCTATTACTTCTGTAACTTCCTTTTATAATCGTCAGATCTTTATTGACTGGCGTAAGAGAGTTGGTATAGAAGAAGCAAATAGAATTACAAAGAAAGCAACTGCTCGTGGAACTGACTTTCATGAAGCAGCACAGGCATATCTAGAGAACAAAGAACTTAACTGGGATGATTATAGACCAGCAACCAAGTTTATGTTCCATCATGCTACACCATATCTGGACAAGATAAATAATATACACGCTATAGAAAGAACCCTTTACTCTGAGTACCTTGGTCTTGCTGGTAGAGTTGATTGTATAGCAGAGTATGA